TCCTTGATTATTGTATGATTTGACATTTAATTATATACCTGTATAATGGAACACATTGAATGACACATCAGGAGAATCAAATGACAAGAGAAACAGCAAAGGAGAATCAAATGACAAGAGAAACAGCAAAAGAAAAACGTGAACGAGAAGAAGCGGAGCGTCTTTCTGAAAAAGAAGCAGCCATTTTAGCATATCCACAAAGATTCCGAGCAGCTGTTTCTGCGGCATTGACTGAGAATTTCGAATTATCAGGCATCAATGTGGAATCAGGAGAATACTTTTTAATAGACCGAGATTCTCCTCGAGGTTCTCGTGAAACATTTACAGCGTATGATACTTTCAGTGAAGCAGACTATCGTGGATGTTCATTGGCTGATCTTGAAGATGCAATACAACATAAGAAAGAACAACGAGAAGAAGCGCAACGCAAATATGAATTTCGTCGGGCTACACTAGCTAAGTTGACTAAAGAAGAGCGTGAAGCTCTAGGAGTGTGATATGAGCAAAGTAATTAATCCGAATCATTATGCATTCAAAGAGAATGACAAAGTTCAATATCGTTTGACCGCGACAGAAGAGTTTAAACGAACCGGTATCATTCGAGGGTCTGCAACTGTAGAATTAGCTGTTCTCGGCCGAACATACGTTGTTGAAGACACATCAGGTGAATATCCTTCTGAAACATATCCATTTAGTTGCATTCCTGTGTTTGAAATTCACATTCGAAAGGTTGAGTAAAATGAGCGACCGCAAATTAGCAACAATCCGTCGAATCGACAGAATCGAACCAATCGAAGGTGCTGACAAAATTGTAAAAGCCACAGTTGGCGGCTGGCAGTTGGTTACAGCAATCGACAATGGATTCAAGGAAGGAGACTTTGCAGTTTATGCAGAAGTGGACTCTTGGATTCCAACTGAGATTGCTCCTTTCCTAAGTAAAGGACAAGAACCTCGCACATATAATGGTGTCAAAGGCGAACGCTTGAAAACCATTCGCTTGAAAGGTCAAATTTCACAAGGACTTTTGTTGCCACTATCCTTAGTTGGTGATGTTAATGATACATATGGGTTTGAAGACGGACAAGATGTTACTGAAAATCTTGGCATTCAAAAATGGGAAGCCCCTATTCCTGCTCAACTAGCTGGAGTATGCCGTGGCACATTCCCTAGTCGTGTACCTAAAACTGACCAGGAGAGAATTCAAAATCTTTCTAAAGAGTTGAAAGAATGGATTGATAGCGACCTACATTGGGAGGTAACAGAGAAATGTGAAGGGTCAAGTTGCTCCATAATGTTCTTCGACGGTGAAATTCACGTTGCATCACGTAACATGGACTTAAAAGATGCAGAAGGCAATACATTCTGGAAGGTGGCAAAACAAAATGATTTGATTGTTAAGCTCGAAACATTCTGTCGTGAACATGATGTTGAGATTGCATTGCAAGGTGAATTGATTGGACCAGGAGTTCAAGGTAATATCTACAACTTGAAAGACCACGAGTTTCGTTTGTTCGACATCTATGATATTAAAGAAGGTAAGTATATTGAGTCAAAACAACGTTTGATTCTTGCTGATGAATTGCAAGTTAAACATGTGCCAATTGTTGCACATTCTGCAAATTTGAAGGATACTTTGGGTTTGACTTCAATGGAAAGTGTGTTAGAATTTGTTCAAAAGAAGTCTAGCATTGCAGACGTTAATGCCGAAGGGATGGTCTTTAAATGTATTGAAGACCCAAGCATCAGTTTTAAGGCTATCAGTAACATCTATCTATTGAAACAAAAAGATTGAAAATGAAAGTTAAAATTACAAGTTGTCATGGCAACAAATATTGTTGGTATAAAGACAAAATTGGCGAGATTTTTGACGTTGGTGAAGATGATGGTTCACTTCATTTTAAAGTAAAAAACTCGAGTTATTCTCTAATACAAACAAGAGATTGTGTTGTTCTATCACCTAAAGAAGAGTGTTTGTATAAAATTGAGCAGAAGGAAATAGAACTTCAAGCATTGAAAGATGAGTTAAAGGAATTTGATAAGAAGTATTTCATCTTGTACAAGTTCCCAAATATGAATGGTTGGCGAGTGTCGGACGGAATGTATAGATCAATTGAAGAATTCAAGAATAGCTTAAATCCTGTCTCTTTTTCTATAGATGAATGTACTGCTCGTTTGATTGAAGAGTAAATAGACGTGGTTATACAGATGATGTTGAGATTATTGACTTGAGTGAGTATGAAGAGGTAGATGATGAACAAAGAACTTGATGAAAAGCTTGTTGCAAAATACCCTAAAATTTTCAAAAACCGTCATGGTAGTCCAAAAAACACTTTAATGTGCTTTGGATTTGAAATTGGTGATGGATGGTATAACATCATTGATTGTGCATGTGCTTTAATTCAGAATCATATTGATAGTGGCAGAGACTTTAAAGCTCGTGCACTCAAATACAATCGAGCATTGAGAAAGACACTCGCTGGAGACTCCAGTGCACTAATTAAATATTATGCTGGTAAAGTGCCAAGTGAAAAGGCCATGCAATGGGCTACAAAATCTGCACTTGATGACTTGAAAGAACCAAGATTTAGAAAAGTGTATGAAGAATGTCCTCAAGTAGTTGCAGTTCAAATAAAAGAGAAATTTGGTGGTCTGAGATTCTACTACAATGGTGGGGATTCTACAGTAAAAGGAATCGTTGCAATGGCAGAGGCAATGTCTTATCGTACATGTGAAGTATGCGGCAATGTAGGTGAGCAAAGAGGTGGTGGTTGGATTAGAGTTCTCTGTGACGAACATGCAGTAGTTAAGAATTGACAGATAATTTAACAAACTTTATCATAATTAAATGGAGAACAGAATGGCTGAGAATTACAAATTTATCAAAGCAGAATCAATTTATGACCCGGATTTGATTTTTTATCATTTGGAAAAAGAAGCACTAGAGAAGGTTATTGATGGTGTAAAGTTCATCGAAGTTACCCCAGATTTTGAGCGAGTGCAATTCGTTCGAATTGATAGTTTGAAGCCAGTTGGTTTCATTATGAAGAAATACTAAAGAGAGAACAAAATGCGTAATTTCCAAGGCAAGAAAAAACCTCAAACATCAACTGTTCCAACAAGTTGGCTACCATATTTCTCATCATTGTTTGAATCTGGCCCAATGCAACATCTTTTCAATGATATCTTTGAATCCGTTCAACCAGAAACGAAAAAACCAGATATTGTAGAAGTTGTTCGTTATTTCCGTGACTGGGACTATGACATTGGTCAGATTTCTTCAACTGGTGGAATGACAGCAATCTGTCAACTTGATTATATCAACATGAAGTTGATTGTATATCCAGCATTCTGCATTGGCGGGGATAACTTCAGTAAAACTGAAGGGCTTAAAGCTGCAACTAAGAATAAAGAACGAGGTGCAGGTTTTGTGTTTCCATTGCATCGTAAATTGTCAATTTATGATAATATCATGCAAGGAATTAACAATGAAGAAGATGAATGTTATTCAGATTATGCAGATAAAAAGTTGGCAGACAACTTCTCAATTTGGTATCACAATCAATGACAACCAGAGAAGATTTGGAGGCAATGTTCCTCAACTCTGAAAAATTCTTTAAAGAAGTTGACGAGATTGTATGGAAAAATGATGCATCTTACATGGAAAGTATTATGCTCGTCTGTGATGAAAAAGGAATTGACCCGGAAGATTTGGTAAGGTTAAAACTGATTTCACCAATTCTAAAAGTTAAACTGCAAGAGGAAGCTGTGGCAAACGGACAGCTTAAACAGACGTCAACTTTGCCACTATGAAAATATGCCAATATCAGCATATCGGTTCTTTACGATATATCAATCAACGAATTTGCATTTTACAAGCAAGTATGATGCACTCAAGTACATCGGAAAATCTAAGACGATAAACAAAGAAGCATTTGACAATAGAAAAGAGAAGCAATTATTCGAGTATTTTGCTTCTAAAATGGAATCAACTAAAAATGCACTACACTTTTGTGTATTTAATTTTCTGGAGTCAAACAACTGGTTGTATGATGAATATGAAAAAGCAAATGACGTATTTTTGAACAAACGAAGATTCTATTCAACATTCACTAAAAACATCGAAGTAGATTATGAATATATCAAAAGACTCAAACATGATAAGAATGTATCGTTCAGCGACCTTGTCAAGGAAACTAGAAGCGGAAACAAACCACCTCTTCTTCAAGCTTTTCTTAACAATCATATTAGTGCTGAGTTCATTTGCCTTCTTAGCTCTAATGGCACGTTTCTATCTGACTGGCGCAATAAATATATGATAGACCCCTATGTATCTGAGAAGTTGTTCAAACTTGACAAGTACACAGCATTTGTTAAAATAATTAGACATGGATAAGAAAAAACATTCAAATCATTTCGAGGATTCTGAGCAACATTTTAGTAACAAACATCGAAAAAAAGTCCAACAGGAATTCCAAGAAGATGACCTAGGATTTGATGATGAGAATGATGAGTTGTATTTGGAAGTAAAACGATTTTTGAAGTGATTTCTGCGACTTCAAAATATACATTATGAGTAAGTGATAATAACAGCAGAGTTGGCAAAATGTGGCGAGATGCCGTTAGCCGTTTAAATAAGGAGTATCAATATGTCCGCAATGGATAGGTTGTTGAATGCAGTAAATAAAGCAAAATCAGGTGGTCAATCAGAGCGTGAAGAAGATTATTTCTACTACCCAGCTCGTGATGCCGCAGGTAATGGTTCAGCAGTAGTTCGATTCCTACCGGGAACAACACCAGACGATATGCCATTCGTCAAACTCTACACACATGGTTTCCAAGGTCCTTCAGGTAAATGGTTGATTGACAACTGTCTTACCACAATTGAAAAAGATTGTCCAGTCTGTGCGGCTAACAGCCAGAATTATGCTACAATGACCAAAGAAGAAGCTCGTAAGAAAGGTATGAATCGTAAGACTTCATACATTAGTCGAGTGTTGGTTGTTGAAGATAAGAAGAATCCTGACAATGAAGGCAAAGTGTTCTTGTTCAAATATGGCACAAAAGTGTTTGATAAGATTGCAGATGCTTTGAACCCTGTTGATGAAGATGACACAAAGTTCAATGTGTTTGGTTTGGAAGATGACAAGTCTCCTTGGCCTGTATTCAAGTACAAGATTCGCAAAGTTGATGGTCAAACAAACTACGACAAGTCGACTTTTGAGAAGGATGACACAGACGTTGATGTCAATTTCAAGAAACAATTCACAGCGGACAATGATATTAACAAGTTCATTGCACCTGAGAAGTTTAAGTCAGCTGAGAAGTTGCAAGAGCGTTTGGATTTTGTTCTTGGTAATGCAGCTCAAATCAAAGCATCCAAACCTAAAGTTGAAGATGATGAAGATGAAGAGTTCGAGTCTGTTAAAACAACCAAGCAAGACAAGACTACAACTAAGCGTGTCGAAGTTTCAAAGTCGGACGACGACGATGATGACATTCTTAACCTAGTAAAGTCTCTAACAAAAGACGACTAATTTAGACAAACTTGACCCTCGTAGCCAAGAACAGTGATAAGCTGTTATCTGGGTTGCGAGGGTTGTCTTTTGT